CCTGATCTGTGGAGTCAAGCTCCACGCTTTTCGGTGTGTTATCCCTAGCTACATTTGAAGTATTAACTTCGTCCTTAGCCAGAGACTGACCGGCTAGATCTACACGATTAGTGAAAGTTTTTTTGAACTCTTCGTACTCATCAACTGAGTCAAAAGACTTCGCGAGCGAAAAAGTAGCTTCTTGATTGCAGGGAACGGAAACAACCGAAACCTCAAACAACTCAGCATCCTTAATCATTAGTCCATCGGTTTCTTTAATGTAATCAGCATCCTTGACTCTGAAACCAACAGAAAAGGCTCCAAGAACACCGTCTTTAACAAGCTCAGCTACGTTGCCATGGGCACTTTTGCTGATCTTGCATTCCAACTCTAAACCACTGGGACCTGCTTTCATCCCCGTAGCACGACCAATCGGTCTATCATAATCATGATTAAACAGAATAATCGGATTTTTCTCAAAATTCTTCAAACCACCTTTCTGCCAAGCCTCTGCTGATATTGAATCGCCTGCGCGGTCAAAATCAGCGGTACTTGCCATACCACGAATCATCACAGAACCGTCTTCAGCCTGCTCAGATTTAAAGGTGGAAGTAAGATTAAAAATCTTATCCATTTTTACTTCTCCACTTTAACTTTAGCAGGTTCAGCAGCTACAGGCTTTTTAGCAAGTATTGGCTTAACAGGTGCTTTAGTTTCTACAGGTTTTACTTCTGACTTATCTAAGTGCTCGATAGGGGGCCAATACTGGCTTTGCTTCAAGCTAATAAGGGCACCTCTGTAACCGCCGAAGATATATCGGATAGCTGACCCTATAACTGGTTGGCGCGTACCTAAGTTTATGTATTCTTGTTCGCTACAAATTTTACCTTCAGAAGCGAAAAAGGATGCTAACAACTTAGTTGCCTTATTTATCTTAACTTTGTTCATTCTACAGTCTCCTCAACTGGTCTACCACCAACGCTGGGGTCGACTGCGGAACCTGCTATATTTGCAGGAACTCTAATTTCTTGTGTGCCATCTATCTCTGGGAAGCCTAGTCGTTCTCTAGCTTCACCAGCAGTAATAATTCCACCATTTACTAGTGATGTATAGTATGCGGAAGCATCACTTAATTCCGGCTGAAGTGCGGGCACATCGGTAATGTCTTCTATACACTCAAAACCATAAAATCGAGTCATTGCGAAATTAATTTTTCGAGTGATAGGAAGTATAGTCTCCAAATAATAAAGTCGTAAATTTGGACGAATGTTAGCATTATTACCAGAATCCAAAAGAATTGGAGGGATTCCGAGTGCTTTCAAAATAATCTTTTCATTCTCTGCGATGGCGTTTTGAAAATCTAAATCTTTAAAGCTAACATTTGAAATAGCATCTATCTCAATACCACCATCTAGTATGAGGGGGCGACGTCCCCCCGCATCGGGCCTATAACGTTGCTGCCAAGAGACAATCATACGTTCTTTAATTTTATCGGAAAGGGTATTCTCCGACTTAAGTACTAAACCTGGTACTGCGCCGTTTCTAAAGAAGTTATCCTGAAACTTACGCATAGATGAAATAAGATTCATTGTACGAGCTGCAGGACTTAATCTAGGGACTCCGCGATAGATAGAATGGAAAGAGTTTTCTTTAACATGAATGATTTCATCTGTAGTAAAGGAAACATCATTTAAACTATAGTGAGAAACATAAGTCTTTTCGTCTGCGTGTACAATAACCTTTTCTGCTGGTAAATGGTACATATGCGCACCGTCAAAGTAGATAAAGATATTACCATCAAGAATAAAGTCTGTAATTAAGTTTCTACGAAAAGTGTTAATATCTTGATAAGGATTGGGCTCGCGGTTTAAGAGAGTTTCTACTTTAGCTCTCTTAATACCGCTGACTACCCCCTTAGTGTTAGTGTTTGGTTTGACAGTAGTAGGAATACCGGCTACATCATCTACAATCATATTCACGCCACGGTTTACTATCTCTAGTTCTTCGTATGCGCGGGTATAGCTGAGGGTAAGCTCCCTAGAGCTTTCCTGTATGCCAACATCAAATTGCTGGGCGGGATTCAACTTTTCTTCGGTTTTGCCAAATATATTACTGTACCAAGCCATGCTTTCCCTTTTGAATCTGTACCCATCGCATTTGTTTCTTTGCCGTTGCCAACGAAGGGTCTTTACCGTAAATTGAATGAAGCTTCAGGTGGTGTGTATGACAAATAGTGGTTGTATATTCATACAGTTCCGCATGGTGCTCTTCTATAAAGTCGTCTCTAAGTGCCTGTATATACTCAGGGTTATGTTTATTAGCAGTAAGCCACTGATTTAATAGGGGCGTTAAACTATAATAGTGGTGAAAGTCTAACTGCTCTGTCTCACCACAAATCTCGCAAGCCGAATCTTTATTATACCTAGCCTTAGCCTTATCCCTTACATACTTTACTTTATCACGCTTTAACTTGGGCATTTTGGTTCGGGTTCCTGAATTTTCATTAAAGGAAGTATAACGCTTCTAAGCTGTCATGTCAAACACTATTTTTGCTCAGGTGTCGCTAGAAGGAGATAGAAGCTGTCTGAAACGAATAAAGCGCATAACGAATCGCGTCTGCCATATGCGAAGCTTGATTATGCTTCGGCTTTTCCCTTAATAGGTTAGGGTTTGGGTCCCACTGATAAGCATCTAGGCAGGTGAGGGATTGTTTACATCCTTGGTCGACAAAAAGAGTCCCATTATCTACAATAGCGGCAACATGTCCGATTCCATCTAGTACAGACTTCTTAGCATTGATAGTGGAAATATCATAGTTCTGAGCAAAGTCAAATCTAGTCTGCTGAGCCGCTGAGTCAATATAGATATAGTCAATATCCCATCTATCAATCAGCTTCTGAATCTCTACAGCATGTTGCTCTGTGGTTCTCTCTGCGTTAAGATACTCATCTACTAAGTAGAACTGTTCAGTATCCCAGTCATACGCGATTACACACATTGCTGTGGGGTCTTTGAAACCTACATCCAACCCCGCGAACACGTCCATTTTACTAGTATCAAACTGAGACAAGTCTTTAACATTAGTCTCAAAGTCGAAACTCCATATCTGACCTTCGTAAGTATTAAAATCAGCTTCGTATTCTTGTTTGAACTCAGCCTCGCTCATAGACTTACGAGCTTCTGATATATCTGATTCTGACATACGAGGATTATCCCTGTAGGTAGCTCGGACAGATGCCCATTCTGGGAACTCATCCGAATAACCTCTATAGTAGAACTCAGAAAACCAGTTGTTGCGACCCCGTGGCGTGGAAATAAATAGGGCTTTTGAATTTGGTTTATCTAGTGTAGGTCTTAGTGCTACGTTGAAAGCATCTTTACCATCTGCTAGTGCAGCTTCATCAAAGATAATGAGGTCGTAAGAGCGACCAACACATGAGTCAACTTGGTTCACAGAACCCATTCTCACCGTAGAACCGTTAGATAACTCTATGACTTTGTCTTTAGCATTGTCCTTCGTTACTTCTAAATCAAAGTGCTTAATTAATGTTCTCTGTAAGTCGAAGGAGATTTGGGAAAGAGCATAGTTGGGCGACATTATAAGTATGTTAGAGCCAGGCACTAGAGATACTAGTTGTCCGATGATATTAGCTATATAAGTCTTCCCCTGTCTACGAGATACAGCGGCACATATAAACCTATACTTAGGACTGTTAATAGCGTTAATAATTGCTATTTGAGAAGGTAAAGGAGTTACTTTTAAGAGAGCTAAGTAAGGAGCTATTGGAAGCTTTATAAACTTTTCCTCTGTTCCTAGCTCGGCTATTTCGTCAGAGACAATATCTCTACGACTTATTTCTATTGCCATATATTTCTTCTGTGATTAGTGTTAAGGTGGTGAGGGAAGGGAATCGAACCCTCCGCTAGAGAGCGCCCTCTCTTACGGCCGTGCACTATGCGTATGTGCGCTTCGTTCTCACCATTGATTTTATTTCTTTCCGATTGCTTCTTTGGCATAAAACGCAGCAACAATTGCGGCTACTGATACAAAATAAGTAGGTGCCATGCTGCCTAAAGTAGAGGAGGAGGCCGGTAATCCTGCCAATTCTGCTAGTACTACGGAGAAGGGGTACAGTAACATACCTGCTAACGCAAACCATGCCATGTTCCTTTGAGCATCTCGCATTGCGTCTTGGTCTTCTAACTCTTTACGTTTAGTTTCGAGATGTAGCTCTAACTCTCTATCTGTTACACTACCATCTCCATTAGTATCGGCGGAGTGAAAAGCTTTATTATCTACCATTTCTTAAAATAGCATGTGTAGCACAATAATTATAAGTAGTATAATTATACCGTCCATAATAGGTACGGCCTTTGTAGGTATACCAGCACCTAATAATATTGCTAGGTATTTATTGTAGCAAGCTTTAAGCATCTGCATCTTTACCCTCCCATAACCAACCTGTAGTTTTGGATTCAAAAGTTTCTTCGGGTTCTTCTTCACCTAAAAACTCTTTGGCTTCCGACTCTGTATCAAACTTGTACAGCTTACCCGCCTCATCTCTATAACACCACTTGCCTCGTTTCTCAAATAGTTCTGTCATGTTTAGCTCCTATACTTGGCCGCTCATAGTAGATAGTGTCACTACTAGTCCCGCTAAAAATATTATAATTATTCCACCCATAGATAACATTCTGCTGTCTATACGTTGAAGACCTTGTTCAATATACTCAAGTCTGGAGAAG